CGAGCGTTCCATATCAGGAACAAGCCTGAGAATCGGCCTTTCTGTTTGCAGGGCGCTAAAACTTGATCCGTACAGGTTTGTAGTATAATTCATCCCCTCCCCTCCAGCCGCAGGGGAGGGGATCCATTTTCTCCACTTCTCATATTGCCAGCAGTAACTCCGCCATTATCCGTTTTCGCTATAGAAGCAGCTGGCCGTTGAGTTCATCTGATACATGGTATCAGTTTCCACATCAGTGCAGAGGTCACAGCCTTCATCCTTTGGCTTCCCATCCGCGCAAAAGTAGTTTTTGTCAAACATCTTCCAATCGCAACTTTCGTCAGGATGACAAGCCTCACCATTGCGGTCAACGAAATGCGAGTGTATGTCGCACCACCCAGTTTCCTCATTCCAGAACTGACATCTACGGCAACGAACAACTGGTATCACGTCGTTTTCCAGCAGATAGCCAAGTGCAGACATAAGCGGATCATCACAATACACTGGATTGCTCAAAATATCTAAGAGGCGATTCTTGTCACTCATCCGTATCGTCCTTCTCCAAGAGTTTCAGGCGGTATCTTTTGTCGCAGATGTCGTCTATGAGTCCACAAACATTGACAAGGACGTTGTTAACTACGACAAGCGCGATAAATACCAGAAACAATGTCATCCACGGGTGAGCCATACACCATTCACGCATTCTCTTTCACCTCAATTCGCTTCGCAGACTGAATCCAGAATAGCCTTCAATGTAGCTCGTTCGATAACCTTTTCGATTGATACCCTGTTCTGCGCTACTACCGGCATCTCGGCAATATCCTTGTCGTAATATGTGGCCTTACGTACCTTCCATTGACCATCCCAGAATTCAACAGAAAAGCCGGCGCTCTTGCTCGACTCCATTTTTCTTGACGATGCCGCTCCTGTTCGAACAAAATAGCTTTCTCTGGATACCCACGGGTTCTTATAAACTTTCATTCTTATCTCCTTGCTCCGTTGTGCTTAACGATGGATTGTTCAGTATTCTTATTCAATCCAGAACGTAGCCACAGGAACCAATTCTTCAAAATCCCGCCTGAATTTATCCCATGCTTGGCAGATGTTTTCAAAGAAATTGATTGTCCCTTTGACTGTCCCCCATCCATCCGGATCTTCGTATTGAAGGTATTCCTCCGGGTGGGCAATCAGCTTGTCCCTTCCCTCCCAGATTTTGGGAATGACATCCACGCAAAGCCCGTTATTGGCTTCATTCTTCCACGGCAATCCCGTTGACAACTCAATGATCCTTCGCACATTCCACGTGATATTTGCATCGCAGCAACCGACTTCCAGATAGGCATTCACACCTTCGGCCTTAACCTTGAAGCGAATTCTGTAGCTCATGTAATACCTCCTTCCAATTCTGGTCTATGTTGTACTGGCGGTTCACTTCTTTTTTCGCCGTAGCTGCAAAAGTCGTCGTCCGTAATCTCCATGCGGGACGCTGGGCAAATGAGAAAGCCCTTTTTGTTTATCTTGGCCGACTGTGCGTATACACAGTCCCGGCACCTTACCGCGGGGACGGCATCCACGGTATCAGCCTGATTTATCATCATCACAATGTTTTCCACTGTCAAATATGTGGTGCTACATCCTGTACAAAATGCTACAATTCTGCGGCGAAGCCCGTCTGCATCAATCACCCTCATAAAAATTCTCCTTCCTCGGCATCTCTTTCAGCCAGCGTCTGACAGCGAAGAACCGAATGCGTGACGGCTAATTCTTCGCCCACCGCTCAATAGTGGCGGCGTAAGCAATTCTAGTTTAAGGCGCTGACGGTGTTCTTGTCTTTCACTCATTTTCTCACCCTCCTAAACTTCGAATTGATAATATTCAAAAATCCATCTAATAGCGTGTTGCAGTTCATCTTTCGTAACGCCGTTCAGCGTTTCAAGGGCTGAAATCTTTTCAATGGCTATGACTTTTGCCCAGATCGGGACTGTTTTATCGTCCAGCCGATATTTAAAAATTTCAGCGGCTTGTCCGAGACTTAAATTTCCGTTACATGGTAATGGAATCACAGCCGGTTCTGGCTTCTCAATGGTTTCCTGGGGAAATCCGTCCATTTTGGTTTGCATGGTCAACAAGGGAACACCTCCTCCGGCGGTTCAGGCAGCGGCATCCAGTGGGTGACAACATCGTGATGTGGCGCTTCAATCCCTATGTAATACCAACCGTCATCGCCCATAAAATATCCTGTTTCTATCATCGGGCTTCCGGCCAGCCTCAAAAAAGTAATTACTTTTTCCCCGGGTTCCGGCAGCCTGTCCTTCACGCTGATCCACTCGCTCACGTTTCCCCACCCTCCATTTCAATCAAAAACGCCGCATTGCAGGCCAAATGCCACAAATGAGGCAAGCCGCTCTCCTGATCGTACTGCTCGCCTTTGAGATATTCCAGCCAGTGCCGGTACAAAGCATCCCTGTAGCGCTGCGGCTCAACCTGACGCCAGTTGTCCGGATCGTGGTACTTGGCGCACCCAAACATGCGTACCGCTGCCACGGCCTCGATCAGCGAGACCGGTACCAGCGTGGGCCGCGGCTTTCCGGCGTCGGCTTTGGCATCTGCTCCGATCCCTCTCGGCCCACGGTTAGGGGACACAGCCTCAGCAACAACCAGGCTATCCATGCTCGTCCTCCTTATCCCGTTCCATGCAAAACCGGATATACTCCTCGATAAATTTCATATCATTTTCGGCTCCATCGATTTTCCCCTTCCAGCCGCAGGAGGGGCAATAAAAAGTATCCCCACGCCCTCCGTTTCCACAGTTTCCACCACAGTTGGGGCACTCAGCGTCGGCAAAAAACAGGTTATTCACTGTCATCCTCCACATGGTTATGCACCCCTTAATGTCCTTTGCGTTGCGGATACCGCCCTCAATGTCCAGGCAGCAGTGCATTCTTCGCATAGCCATCCCCGCCACCTCACAAAACCCACAGAAGGTCATAGTGTTTATAAATCCATTTAAGCGCACCAACAAGGTCATCCTTCGAGATACTGTTGTGTGTTTCCATATCTGCCACCTGCTCAATCGCCATAACCTTTGACTGCATGGCAATGTCTGGGTCATCCAGCCGAAACTTCACAATTTCAATTGCATCCGAAAGAGATACGTTGTAACTGGGGAAACCAAAAATTTTTCGTTCAGTCATCCATGCCACCTCCAAGGGCCTCATCCTTGCCAGGCCGTCCAGTATTGGCCGTACAGTTCCAGGCTAAACGGCTTGATGTGCTTGCAGTATAGATACCCGTCTCTGACTCCTTCTGCAATCTCCAGGCCGCCCCATTGGAGCTGGGCTATCCCTGCTCCCTCAATGTAGATTGCGGTCTCCTGGGTGATGGATTCCAGCTCTGCGCGGGTGTATTGGTGTCTCATGGCGATACCTCCGGCGGGCGGCTGGCAATTTCATTTGCCCTGTTGCAGATACTTTGCAAAGTGCTATTCTTGATTTTCCCGTGCGGTGACTCCCGCAGCTCCTCCATCGTCAGCGGCTCGTTCGGCTGGGCAGCTTCCGCCAGATTTTCCATTTCCGCAAATTTCTTTGAGTAGTCTGGTTTTTCCAGCGTATACCCAGCAGCAAAAATTTCCAGTAGTTGCTCCGCTGTAAAACCTGTTACGATCTGGAGCTTTGTGTACAGCTCGTCAAGCTCTCTCACTCGATTCACCCACTCGTTCGGCGGGGTGAGGGTGGGCATATGCTCAACGCAGTACATTACCCGTCCCATCAATGCCTTTTGTGCATCGGATTTTGCCAGTTTATTTGCAATATTTGCAATCTCCAGTTCGAGCAACTCTCCATCAATCGCCCTTGCCATCGGTCATTGCCTCCCATCTCCAAATCATCCCGAGAAGTCCTCCCATTTGCACGATTTAAATGCGGCTCGCATATTAACCCATCTTGCAAACCTGCGCTGCTCTTTAGTTGGCTCACCGCCGTCATAATCTCTGTACGGCTGAGCAAATGGGATAATATCCAGCTTGTCCAGTGCCAGTGCGCGCCGGTGAGCCTCCTCCACATCCTGTACCAGCATGTAACACCAAAATCGGAACGGCGCGATTCCCGCCTCTCTCATATAGGCTACCGCCTGCTCGATCACCGGGAGCATTGACGCTGTGTCGCAGCTCAGGCGCACAAACCGTATCCAGCGCAGCTTTGACAGCATTCGGGCTACGTCCGTTGTAATTAGTCTGGCATCCAACCCCTGATTAAAGTCCACCCGTACCTGCGCATGACCCATTGAGTCGATTTGCTCTATCCCATGCGGGTGTGCCAGCACATTGTTGTCCAAGAGCACCAAATCACGGCTGTCCGATCGCTTTATTTTCTCCCATGTAAAGTCCGGGCGTATTGCCCCCTCCTTGCGCGGGACGATGCACCACGGGCAGTTGCGGATACATCCACGGGTCAAAAAGCCGATCGCGTGCTTGACCTGCGGATAGATGCTGTAATCCGGCAAGGTGGCCTCTATCTCTCGCGGGAGGCTGCCGTAGTCTTTGTAACCAGTACCACCGCGGATCACCTCATCCGCCCGGATGATGGTCTCCACGTCCGGCGAAAACGTAAAGACCTTGCTCATATATACCCGGTCGTAGACTTTGAACCCATCCCACCACTCCACGGCGTCGCCTCTTGCTTTATGCCATGCCGACAAGCGCATCAACGCCAAATTTGGGAACCCACTATGCCCATCCACATCAATGAGTCCGATTTTCATAGCTCCTTCTGCGGCCCGTGATGCCTGGAACAAAAATCATTCGGCCCATGCGGGTTGTCATCTCCGTCACAGTACCCAATTTGGTACTGTCCCCATCCGTTTCCACCCCAAAGGACACAGGTCTTACAGGTCTTTGGGGGCTCTCCACCAAGTAGTTTATACGCCGCATCCCTCTCACGCTTCACTTGCTCCAGCTCGGCCCGGAGCGCGGAGAGCGCGGCGGAGGCATCCGCCGTCATGCGCGGGATGCATCTGCTCATATCCCCGCCCGCATAGTAAGCGTAATTTCTGCACTGCCGGACGTTCGGCTGACTCCCGCACAGCCTTATGGCCTCAATCAGCTTATCAATATCCACTATGTTCCTCCTCCTGCCCGCGCCACCCACTGCCCATACGTCATCCCATGGGCCCGGGCCTCCGCTGCCACTTGGGCCAGGCTTTGCCCCTGTGGTCTTGATTTCGTCCGTTTCCGTTCTCTCCGCCTGGCCTCCCACTCAATATCCATACACTTTGAGCACAGGATGCGGCCTTTCCGTTTGTTCCGCCCCGAAAACTCAATCCCGCATCGCTCACAGGTATAAATCAGTATTTTTCTCATATTTCCGTACCTCAACCAGGATAGCGCCTCCGTCCCAAAACTCGTGGGATACTTTACGCACCCACTTTCGGTTATCATCCGGGAGCAAATAGCCCTTCATGGCGTCTACCACGGCTTTCCCAATGACGGCGTGGTTATCAATGTCCAGGTTATCGTCCCAGCAAAATCTGACTTCCACCGGTCCCGTCACCATTTTCTTTCTGACCTTCGCCTGTTTCATTGCCGCCCAGGCGATGGTGTGCAGCTCCTGCGCGTCTTTTTTTCTCACCTGATGGTGTTTCCCGGCGTAGTAGGCATTCAGCCCGTACCGCTTGTTCCACGCTGTCTTACCCGCTTTGGTGGGCGGATATGGGATCATAAATTTAATCATGGTCCAGAGCCCTTCCCGCCATTTCCAGCGCCTCCACAAACTGCGCATATATCTCGTCAAAATCAGACCCAATGCCGATCATGGCCCGATATTTCATCTCCATCCCTTTCAGGATCGCCCTTGCCCTTCTCCTATCCACGGTGGCGCACCTCCAGTATTCGTCCGCTCCTCATGTACCAGTTGAGCTCAATTTTCCCCGTCCTACCGTGGCGGTTCTTTGCCACTGTGACCTCCATGGGTGTGGGACCATATTCGTCCGCATCCTCTATCGCCGGCCTGTGTATGAGCAGTACACCGTCCGCATCCTGCTCTATGGCTCCGCTGTCCCGCAAATCGGAAAGTCGCGGCTCCTGGTTTTGCCGCCCCTCTACTCCCCGATTGAGCTGTGCCAGACATAGAACTGGCGTCTCCAGGCCCCGCGCCATCCGCTTGAGCTGATTACTTGTGCCAGTGACTCGCTCATAAAGACTCTTACCTGCGTCGTGCTTCATCAGTCCCAGGTAGTCGATGATCACCACATCCGCCCGGTTCTGTTTGGCGAGGAACTGAATTTCAGAGGTGTTCAGGGAGGCCCTTCTGTTAAAAAACAATGGCCGTTTGGCGAGCTTCACGAGGCTTTCCCCCACGGCTTTCCGCTCCTCCTCCGACAGTTCTCCCCGCAGGATCTGGGCCGCCGTGGCACGCCCCACATCCGCCGCCACCCTGCGGGCCATGAGCTGCTTTCTTGACATCTCCAGGCTGATAAAAAGGATTCGCCTCCCCCTTTCCAGCATCCGTTCCGCCAGCGCTGCGGCCAGCGTGGTTTTTCCGCAGCCAGGCCGGGCGGCCAGGATATACAGTCCCTCCCGGATCAGACCGCCCCCCAGGATGCGGTCAAGATCCGAAATTCCGGTCTCCACGAAGGCCCGATACCCCTCATCTACACGGTCCAGGTCCTCCAGAAGTTCCGCAGCCGCCTCCCGCGCCGATACCACTCCGGCGTCGTAGCTGCCCTCTGCGATGCGCTCCGTCAGCGTCAGCAGCTCCGTCGCCTCTCCCAGCGGGTCATGGCCCGCCAGCAGGGCGTCCGCCCGCTCCTGTATGCCCGCCAGCAGCTCCCGGCGCAGAAACTCCGTATGCAGCGCCTCACAGTATGCCCCCACATTGGCCGCCGTCAACGTGATCTCCATGGCCTGCTGCGAGAAGGCGTCGTCCCACTCCGCCGCCCGGCTCCGGATCGTCACGGGGTCTACCGTCGCTCCCTCGTCGGAAAGCTCGCAGGCGGCCTCGTAGATGGCCCGGCACCGCCGGTCCCCGAACATCTCCGGCGTAATCGTCCGCCGCACCTCATCCAGACACCTGGGGTCGATCAGGATGGACCCGGCAAGCGATACGTCGGGCGATATGCCCTGTTTCATGCTTTCACCTCTACATCTACCAGCTTCCCATCGATCTCCACCGTCTGATATCTCTTTGCAGGGCGCGGCGGAGCTGTGGGCGGTTCTGTCTGATTTCTCCGCTTCTCCAGCTCGTCCCAGTCCTCCATGCTCTTCACACCCTGCTTCCGCTTGGCGTCCAGTACGCCTTTTACATATTTCCAAGTCAATACACCGCCCTCGATGGCCTCGTCCATCCCGCGAATGCAGCATTCAGGCCCCATAGCGCTGATATATGCCTTCAACTCATCCGCTGCCCTTTGGGTCATCTGGGGGCAGATGTGGTCAAAATAGTAACCAAACACATGAGCGATATCAGGGTCCTTACGCGCGCACGCGCGTACCTCCTCTCCTTTACTTTCCTTTACTTTACTTTTATAGGCATTTGCCTGGGGCAAATGACCATCTGCCGGTGGCAAATGCTCATTTGCAGGTGGAGCATTCTCATATGAGGCGCACTTTTCCAGACCCCTCGATTCTTCATCGTTCAGGAGCCAGTAATCTGATATGACGGCTTTTCTGCGCCGCTCCTGGATCGCGGCGTAGAATCGCCTCTGTATACCTCTACTCGTTAAGATGCCCCACCCGTCAAACAGCCCCTGATCAAAGAGACCAATTTGCAAGCAGTATCTCACCGTCTCCTCAACGGTCCCGGACCCAATGCCGCCCCCCATCCGCCTTGCGGTGGATGCAGAATCGTCATAAGCCCAACGGTAGAAGTATCCGTCAAATTTGTAAGCCATCTGGCACAGGTAAAAATAAATGCCGAACCCGGTCCAGCCCTGTGCGTCCAGGAGCTTGTCGATCTTTGTGTCGCCGTCAAAGAGATTCACCGACCACCCGGCATAGTCAAGCCCGGTCTTCGGTTTTCCCGCCATGATCTCGGTACCCCCTTAAAAGGGGAGATCGCCGTCATCGTCCTCAAGCTCAGCGAATCCGTCTCCAGGCTGTTGAGGCGCGGCATAGCCGCCGCCATCGGCGTCCCGCTTGGAGTCACCAAAATAGACGTTGTCGGCCACTACCTCTGCGGCGGTGCGCTTATTGCCGTTCCGGTCCGTGTAATCCCGGATCTGGAGACGGCCTTCCACGACGGCCATACGGCCCTTGGTGAAATACCGGGAGACAAACTCGGCGGTGGAGCGCCAGGCAACCACATTGATGAAGTCCGCCTTCTTCTCCCCGGTCTCCTTGTCCTTGAAGTCCCGGTCCACGGCCAGGGAGAAGGACGCCACGGCGGTGCCGTTCTGGGTGTTCCGGAGCTCGGGGTTTTTGCAAAGCCGTCCCTGCAAAAATATTTTGTTCAGCATACCTTTGCCCTCTGTTCTCTTATTTTTTGCTTTGTTTCTTCTGAGTGACGCTTCCCTAAATGGTGAAAAGTGGTGTGCGATCCAAAAGACATAAGGGCGAGTGTTTCATTCGAAACAACATTATAATTTTGAATCAAAACATCTATTTCTTCCGTTGTCCATGTTTTCATTGGGTCCCCGCCTCTCTATAAGCCAGCCTATCACGGGTTAAGCGCCCCATGATAAAAATTTTGTTGAGCATGCTTCGTCTTCCTACAAGTAACTTTTCCCGATCAGCTTCCGGAACTCCTCCCGGCTGTGGGTCTCCTCGTATTTCTCTTGGCACTCCCGTTTAAGCTTTAAGTCCAGGTCTCTGTTAAAATGCACTCCATACTCGGCACCATTGTGCCAGTCCCAGCGGAGCCATACCCAGAACCCGTTTGCCTCGCTGATTTTGCGGTTAGGAGTGCCGAAATAAATATGATGTCTATGGAGCCCATCTGTTGCCCCTGTGAGGTAGCACTCTCGCGTATCGCCCTGTAAAATGCTATCCATCAAACAGCCTGCCAGCGGTCCATCAGACCGGCCAGCTCCTCCGGTGTCATAGTCTCTATCCCTTGTGCTTTGCACTCCTCTACCACGCTGCGGATAAGGCGGGTCATCTGCTTGGTGTTGTATTGACTGCTGCCGTAATAGGCCCGGATCACCACCTGCTCCCCATCGCGGGTGTAGTCCACATGCTCCGTGACCCACCCGGTTCCCAGCCGGGACCATGCCACCTCAAAGGTTGCCGCCTCTTCCGGCGCAAGGTGGAAATCCCGGAAGACACCAATCTCCCGGATAAAGCCCCGGTACATCTCCTCCTTGGTCTGTCCCAGTGCCGCCGCAAGTTTGTCCAGCAGGACCCACAGGTAGGCGTTAGCGTCCAGGCTTCGCCTACGGGGCTGTTTCCTGGCCTCCACCACCCAAGCGCCGTCCATCTGCTCAGCAATCTTGGCGGCTGATGCCCGGTCCCGTGTGCGGAACGCCGCCCAAAACCCCTCACTGTCCTCATACCAACGGGCCTTGTCACAGGTCAGTATCATGCGCCAGCATCCGCCCTTCTTCGGCCCTCCGCCTTGGAGCACTTAGCACATAGCGCTCGCCCAAACATCTCCGTGGATCGAGCTGCCATTTCTGCGGCGGTGATGGCTCTCTTACCATCGTTGTATGGCATAATCTCTTTCCCACAGTCCGCGCAAGGAGGCCCTGGAGGCTGTATATTTGCCTGTTTCGCATCTAATTCCGCGCTGGAAATCTTGTCAGGGTCCTCTCCGGTCGGCAAAGCAAATGTCCTGAGCCACATGTACTTAAATGCATACGTCATCGCCTTGCCGCTCCCCTTATCCTGCGTGTCCGCGCCGTCTCCGCAAGATGCGATCTCTATGTATTCCTTGGGGTCTTCCACATTGACCATCCGATATGTCACATCCACGTGGGTAATCGTGCCTGCACGATTCGTGGCCTGGGCCACTGGGTACACAATCAATTTGTGCTTTAACAGCTCCGCCCGCATGATAGAGGTGACTTTTTCTTCTGACAGGGCACGATAACTGGTTTTGTTAAACTCTACCCTATCGTCCTTTGCAAGGTACTGGATATCCCCCATAATGGAGGCAATTTTTTCGTAAATATTCAATTTGGCCTCCTATATTCCAAATTTAGAAACCAGCCTGTTCCAGATGATGTTGCACACATCATCAGACAAATACTTTTTGTTTTCTTGGTCTGCTGCCTCCAAAACTGCTGTGATCATCTCTTTCCGGTGCTCCGTTTCGGCTAAATCTTCCCGACATTGCGGGCATAAGGTTTTACCTCCGCAATCTGGCTCCGCGTCGCTGCCCCAAAGCTCTGCTCCACAATGTTGGCAATAAGCCTCTGCGCTGCGGTCTTGCGGATCGTCCATTATTGGATGCAGCATTCTTCGGCCTCCCTTTTAAGCTCATACACCGCATTGTTTATGCCGCTGTGCGGGTTGATCCGCTTATCTATTACACGTACAATGTCCATCTTTTCCAACTCATTGAGTCGTGGCCTAACCGCATTGAGGTCTCCAAACCCTAGCTTGTCCGCCACCTCAGCCGCAGTCATCGGTCCCGTCCTGAGTGCCGATATAATTAGAGCTTGGCGCGGCGTGATCGTGGACAGCGCTCGATTATACCCTTCTTTTCGGGTTTGTTGTGTAATTCGTTTCGACATATGATCCCCCATTTTTCTGGGCATTTGGTTCCACCCAATGCCCAGAAATAAGATTTGTTGGCTTAGTGTTTGCCTCAACAATCGCAAGGCTAGACCATAGCTCGATTTTGACGCGAATCCCGGCGAAAATCCCGTATCCCCAGCCAGCCTCGATGTCATAGCCAGCCTCGATGCCCCAGCCAGCCTCGATGCCCCAGCCAGCCTCGATGCCCCGGCCAGCCTCGATGTCACAGCCAGCCTTGATGCCACAGCCAGCCTTGATGCCCAAGCCAGCCTCGATGCCACAACCAGCAAAAATATGTTTTACATTAATATCTGCCTCAAACTCGATTCTGCCTGCAAAAATAATAACTTTATTGCGGTCCTCAATCGGCTCTTGGTAGATGCGCACATCGTCTGTAGGGCCCAGCTTATCCAATAGCCATTTGCCAAAATCAACACGCCCCGCATCAGCGCACTTGTCAAGCGTCTCCTGGTATCCTGCGCCGTCAGGAAACGCCTTGCGAAACTCACGTTGCCCGTCTCGACACGCCCCAAGCTCTTTTAGATAGGCCAAAGTTATCCTAAAATCCCCGGTCATTATGCGCTCCTCCATTCCTCAGCCGCCTCAAAGACGGCGGCTGCATATGTCCTTTCCCCATTGTCATGGCCCCACCGATAAGCCGTAAGGGCCGCGTCCTGGGTCTCATAGCGGCCCAGCAGATACCCTAGCATCCACACGCCGCACTCAATGTTGCCTGCAGGCGTCATAGGGTCCGCTCCGGTCTCCGATGTCAGCCATGCGTGGTTGCTGGTCCTGATCTGATAGAGCCCGATATCTTTGCCGTCCGGACCGATCGCGTCCACATCAAAACCACTCTCCACCTCGATCACGCCAAGCGCAAGCGGCACCTCTACGCCGCTCTCCTCGCAGGCATCCAGCAGGACTATGTACAGCTCGTCCGATAATGGAGTGGGATTGATAAACTCTGCCTCTAATAGCTCCCGCGCCAGCACAGGCCCGCCGGGATGCTTGTCCAGCGTGTGGGTGATGCCCGGGCCAGCATCCAGCGCGTGGACCCCGCAGCAGGCCGCAAGACAAATCCCAATGGCAATACCGGTAAGGATAAGGTCCCGCACTGCGCTTGACGGCACCCACCGCCTTGTGGTATAATTCCTGCTGTGTGATGGTATGCGTTCCATTTCGTGTACCTCTTCCGTGCCCCGCTTGGTGCTAGACAAGCGGGGCTTTCTTATGCAACATAGGTTTTTTTGATCTCTACAGCGGTTTCATTGTGGTATTTCAGCCACAATTCGATTAGGTAATCCAAGTGCTCTTCTTTGAGGATTTTTTTCTCTACTTTTTTCTCGGGCTCCATGTGTGCGCCCTCCTTACTGTTTTTTGTTATCGCGTGTGTCTGGGTTGAGCTCGTTTCCATCCTCTTTCGCCTCATTTCTGTTCCCTATCGCTCCAATAAACCATTCTAGCGGTTTCCCTGTCAGAGCCTCTACGGCCTCGCTGGTAAGTTTACGGGAATTGTGATTCTGCCGGACTAACTCAGAAACCTTGTCATTTTCGTTCACGAGTAAAAATCCTCCTTTTACTTGCGGCTTGAAGGAGGATGTGGTATAATCTTCCTGCAAGCCTGATTGGCGTCTTCAATTAGGTTTGCTGCCTCGCTGGGTGTTCCTACCACCCGGCGGGGCATTTTCATAATTAATTATTAGTTATTTGGATGACTCTGAGAAAAAAGAAAGTCTAAATCCATACCTGGGAAAAAGGTGTCGCGCACTTTCTTAGCCTCGTCAATGCTAAATGTATAACGGCCTGAAATCTTATCGCGCGCACTTCTATCTGTTTTCCCAATTACTCGGCTAATGTCAGATACAGAAAGTCCTCTTCGTGCCATTTCCGCTCTTAAATTGCAAAGCATTCTCTCATTCCTTTCCCCGTATTCGGTAGTTTATAATCAAATACTACCACCAATTACGGGGAATGTCAAGAATAAAATTAACCGAATACGGAGAATTAATTCTTGACCTCTAATAGCTGGTGTGTTATGATTGTCCCATAAAGGCGGTGAATAACATGTGGCTTGATGTGTTAAAGGGAATGAAGCAAAAAAGCGGAATGACCACTATACAAATAGCTGCGGGGGCAGGGGTTCCAAGACCAACATTGGAGAAAATATTTTCGGGAGAAACAAAAGACCCTAGGCTTCCTACTATGCAAAAAGTAGTCCATTTTTTGGGATACACCTTAGAGGACCTCTATAAGGATCAAAAAGAAAATCCCCCAGCTTCACCCGAAGATGAAGAGGGGGAATTGACTGTTGATGAAGTTGTATCGGCCTTTGTTTCTGCCGGGATTGTTCCAGAGGGAAAGGACCTAAGTGATGCAGACCTCCGATTCTTGCTTGCGATTCTGGATGCTATTGATCGGTGGTTTGCAGACTGACACCAAAAGTCGCAAGGTACGGCGAGGCAAATTTTGCTTGTTTAGCACCAGAGTAAGCTTTTCAAAATTCGGAAGCCTTTTGCGATTCGGCGTCATGTTGCGCCCTCCTTTAATTGTTTTTCCGGGCGGAATGCCCTATTTTATATTTGGGGGATTGGAAAATGAAAAAAGGTTTCATTGCCGGTGTTTTGACAGCACTGCTTGTTCTGGCGATGGTAGGCAGCGCTGGGGCTACCAATGGCAAAGTTCAAAAGGAAATCGAATACCGGGATATCAAGGTTTCTCTGGACGGAGAAGTTCTTGATCTGCGAGATGCAAAGGGGAATGCCGTGGAGCCGTTCATGTTCGGCGGCACCAACTATATCCCCGCCCGCGCTCTGGCGGAGTCTCTTGGCCTTGAAGTAGCATGGGAAGAGGCCAACAGCACCGTTGTCCTCACGCATCCAGAATCATCAAAGCCCACATATATCACTCGCACAGGTTCAAAATTTCACAACGATTCAAGTTGTAATGGTGGAACTTATTGGGAAGTCCCATATTCTACTGCCATTGGAATGGGATTGACCCCCTGCGAAAAATGCGTCCATTGAGGTGAGATATGGCAAAGAAGAAAAGCAGCTTGAAAATCCCCGGCCTATCTTTTAGCTGGAAACGTGCAACAGGCATTACAGCGGCAAAACGTAAAATCGCAAAGGCCACAGGAATACCTACAACCAAATCCGGCAGGCGAAACAAAATTGGGAAAATCTTTGGCATAAAATAAAAGATGGCCCCGTCGCCTATGCGACAGGTGACGGGGCCTTATAGCAGACCCACAACTTTACAGACCGATCTGCTATGGGTCTATCTTAGCAGATTGAAAGGTGCTGCGTCTATAATCAAGCCTTGTTGTTTCAACACCAAAGTTTGTAATGCGGCTACCCAAACCTTGTAATTTTAAAACCAAACCTTAGAATCTGCTTATTGGAGGCCCCAAATGGAGGTATTAATTAAAGATTTATGTAAGGAGAAAAAAGACTCTTTAAACTTAACAAACCAAAACATAGCAGATAGAGCAAATTTATCTGCGTCTACTGTTAACAACTATTTTTCAGAATCATCCAAGGCCCCGTCTGTCTATACAGTTGGTCCGATCTGCGCGGCTCTCGGTGTATCGCTTGACAGTTACTTCGGGATCAAGTCCAAAAAAGAATCGGATAGGGATGAGGATAACCTAGAGCTTCGCTTGAAGTATGAACAGGAAAAATATTCTCTTCTGCGGAAAGGGATCATACATAGAAACAGGGTCATTACTGCTTTGTTTGTCTTGTGCGCAGTGCTACTTTGCTATGCAATAATTATTGACTTTTTGAATCCAGCCATCGGTCTTATTAGACGATAATTTTGAACCACATGCGTCGTGTGGATAAATTATAGAACATTAGTTCCATTAAAGCAATAGCCACACCTCCCAATTAAATTCTATCTATTTTGTTAAGCCTGTAGAATTTGTCTGGCGAAAACAAAAGAGACGTTTATTGGACTTTTAGTGTGGTATTATATAGCATCTTTGGTGCAGGGCGAGGTATTAGCCCATCAGGACAAGTCTTACCCCACTTGAAAATCTCACACAAGGCGGTTATACTGGAAACAGAAAAGAGGCGCTACCGGCAGACGGTTAGCCCCTCGCTGTGTTACAAGAAGTAACTGCCAGGTTGGGAGCCGGGGCGGTTACTTCCCAAAAAAGTATAAGGCGGCGCTACCGGCAGACGGTCAGCCCCTTATGCTTGAGCTACAAGAAGTAACCGCGCAGTTGGGGAACTGGGGCGGTTACTTCTTTTTTTGCCTGAAAGAACAGGACAATAATGCCGATGATCACAAGGCAGAACTGAAACAGCTCTGAACATGTAAGCATAAGCATCACCCCCTCTTTCGGAGGGGGCAAGAAGTCCCCTCCGGGATGGAGGGGCCAACCGCCTACCGTTGCAGGTAGCGCCGAATTGAGGATAGCATATTGTGGCGGGAAATGCAAGGGGAAGCCCAGCCTAGCACTCGATGTTAAGCAGAGGGTGGGAAAGCTATATTGTTCGCTGTCAGGGGGAAAGGGGCAGGAGTTATGACTCGCGCAGCTTTATATATCCGCGTAAGCACCGAGGAGCAAGCAAAGCATGGTCTGTCTATGGACGAGCAAGAATCCAATCTAAGAGATTACGCGAAAGCGCACGGCATGAAAGTTGTAGATTGCTATTTAGACGCGGGGAAGAGTGCTCGTAAAAGATATACAAAACGTCCAGAATTTATGCGCTTATTGGCGGATATTGAGTCCGATAAAATTGATATGGTATTGTTCATAAAACTGGACCGGTGGTTCCGTAATATTTCAGATTATTATGAGGTTCAGCGCGTCCTTGATGCCCATAACGTTACCTGGAGAGCCACACAAGAGGACTACGAAACAGTCACGGCCTCCGGTCGGTTTAAGGTAAATATTATGCTCAGTGTCGCCCAGGACGAGGCGGACAGAACCAGCGAACGGATTAAATTTGTTTTTGAGGGTAAAAAAGAGAGAAATGAGCCCATAACGGGGAAGGTCCCAAGGGGGTACAAATTGGATGGGAAGTCAGTGGTCATTGACCCGGTCACCGGGCCTATGGTCCGCGCTGCGTTTGATATGTACCTGGAAACAGGATCGATCTCAAAAGTAATTAAAGCATATCCACAGCTTGAGTTGACTTACTTTTCGGCGCGGTATATGTTTTCAAATCCCGCGTACATGGGGCAATTCGCCGGAATATCAATACCCGCCATCATATCCCAAGATGAATATAAAAAAGCGGACTCTCTCCGTGGACGCATTGTCCGTAAGACGACACAAAACCGGGTGTACCTCTTTTCCGGGCTTTTAATCTGTCCCGAGTGCGGTAATCGCTTGGGAGGATTTTCGGCATCCCGAGTGTATAAAGAAACTCATTACTACGGGTGCAGTTCGCACAGGAAAATGACCGGATGCCCAAATAATAAAAGTTATAATGAGGAAAAAATTGAGGAGTACATGCTGGACCGCATAGAAGCAAAAGTACAGACATCAATTATTAGCCGCAATGAGCAGAGAGCTGTATCACACAAGTCCCAGAGAGACGCGATCCAAAGAAAATTGTCCAAGCTGTCGGAGCTCTATATATCTGATTTAATCTCCCTCCAGGATTACAAAAAGCAATTTAGGGCGCTTAATGATGAGCTGGCAGCAATCCCGGAAGATATCCCGGATATTGACATTGAGGCATTAAAATCCCGATTTTGGGGCGACTGGAGACAGTTGTATGATGACTTGCCACGGGACGGTAAGCAATCTTTTTGGCGTAAAACAGTCAAAAAAATCTATTTATCTAGCGATTCAGTGGCCGATTTTGATTTAATCTAAGCCGTTATATAATATGATTAAACCGTCAGGTTTTATCATATTATATAACGCATAAAATGAGCCCCAGAAACTGGGGCTCATTTGCTACACTGCGTCTATTTTCCGCATAACGCTATTGTACACTCTTGTGTTGACTACTTTGAGCGTGTCCATTAACTCATCCATGATATCCCACACCGCCGCAGGGTCTTTGCCCTCCACGGCCCGCAAAAAGTCGCTGTCGCCGTACCGGATTACACGAGTGGGGGCTTCCAGGTCCGCTGGTGTTGCAGAGTAGGCCCGCTCATAGCCTTGATCTGCATGCCGGGTCATTTGGTCCCGGATTGTGTAGAGGCTTGCCAGCTTTGCGTAGTTACTATAGCTGGAGTCTTTATACTCCAGTTCGGCGATTGCTACGCCGATTTCTTTGGCGTCCAACATATGGCCGCCTCCTTTTTAGGTGGACTCTAGCTGGTTGATACAACGGCGGATTGCATCTCGCTCTTTGTCATTACTGGCGTTACGCTCCATCTCTTCCAGCTGCGTCATCATGTGCTCTTTTGCCCCATCTCGGCTATAACGGCCCATGCTGTCGCGGCGGCGCTCGCTATAGTCTCCGCCGTCTCTGCTATAGTGGCCTCTTACATAATGCTTGCCACGGCTTGCGTAGCTGCTTCCGCGCCCATAATTGCCACGGCCCTCCATCTCCCAGTCTCCGGCCTGGCTATAGCCACCATCCTCATCCATGATAATGATTTTATCAATGTTTTTAATGGTGTCTGTGAGTTTATGGATAGTTTCGAGGTCGCCTGCGGACATTTCCTGCTTTTTTGCGATTTCGTCCAGCTCGTCGCAGAGCATTTCGCGTAGGTCCTCTAAGGCTCTCATGCTCATAATATCTCTCCTCTCCATTAGCATACACGCTCGGCAATCAGATTGCTGTTTGCAACATTGATCGCCTGAGTGCTGGTATTTTCGACTGCTACCGTCACACAGCATCCACGCGGCACCTCGATAAAGACTGCCGTGAACACGTTGAAATAGTCTTCCACCGCAGCGGGCGTTACAATTGCAGTTGCGCTGGCAAGCGGCTCACCGCTCACAGACAAAGCAATGGAGATCGGAGACACGGCCCCGCCGGTGGGGATTGCAATGTTTCCGCCAAAGCTCACTTTGTACCGTGCCCGGCACTGGTTAGTCTGGCCCCGCAGGGTCACAATGCCAGCTCCTTCACGATGGACGATACAGCTTCCCCCAGATACGGAAGTTTCGGTAAGGGGCACATTCTGCCCAGCGGCTACAGTCACAGGGCCAATATTCGTATACTCAGCCATAAAATCAATCCTTTCTAAATGCCTCGATTTCGAGGCGGTTAAAATAAGCGGCGAGGCCATTGCCCCGCCGCTATGTTCAAAATCGGCACGGGGCCGAACAATTTCGTGATGTCACGAAATAGATGCAGTTATGCAGTTTAGCAGCCGCAGGGATTGCAGCAGCTTCCATAAACACCTGTATAGGGGTTTGCCACCTGATAAGCCGGGACGGGCAGAGGTGCGGTGCGGCGAAGAATCTCCGCAGTATTCGCATCCATAGCCGCCTGGAGTACCGCGTTCTGGTTCGCCTGAGACGCAGCCAGCCGGAGACTCTGATTTTCGGCCTGGAGAGTAGAAATCTTATCCTGGCACAGATAATCGAGGATGGCCCTGGAATTGGCATTGGCATTGTCAATAATGTCCCTGGTGTTGTTGTTCATGGTGTTCTGGAGGGCGCATGTATTGGTTGCCATGTTGTAATTCACGCCGTCAATCGCCCGCTGGGTCTCGCAGCAGCAGTTCTGAGCCTGCATAGCCATATTGTTGAGCTGCTGCATCAGGGCCGACTGCTGATTGCACCGGGACAGTTCCGCATTGGAGAAGCCGGTATTGATGGCGTTGTTGAGGGAATAGGTGCTGTCACAAATACCCTGGGTGATGCCGTCCAGCTTGGTTACAACGGAGGAGTGGTCAAATCCGCGCTGGACCTCAGAACCGACGCCGCCGTTCATGCCGCCACCATCTCCTCCCCAGCCGTTGTTGCCCCAGCCGCAGAAAACAAACAAAAACAGGATAATAATCCACCACGCACCATCTCCGCCAAAGCCGCCGAAGCCGTTTCCGCCCATATTGGTGGGTGCAACAGGCATAGTCATCACAGTACCATCAGAACTCAAAGACATATGTAGTCTCCTTTCGCATTTACAAAATAATTTTAAGGTTGCTATATTAAATCGTGGCCACGATTATAGCCTTATTTGGGCATAAGCTGCTGAAATTGTCTCGCCATATTCTGCAATTGGTTGAGCTGACTCTGATTCATTTTTCCGGATTGCAGCAGTTTTTCCACCTCTGCTTTCGGGTCCCCCTGGAAATTCGCCCGGAATTGCTGAAACTGCTGCATCATCTGTGCAAAATTACCCATTGGTCCAGACATAGAGGGCATATTGCCTCCGAGCATAGAAAAGAGCGGATTAGGCATTATCTGTATCCTCCTTCGCAGATTTTCTCGCGGGCTTGGCAGTATCTTTGATTGTCAGAGCGTCTAAACGAGCCGCCAGGGCCTCAACCTCCGCTTTTGTAGCAAACTCTACATTGGGGGGCATATTGGCCGGAGTCGCAATTTTAGGTGTAGCTGTGCGCTCGGTATAGTCGAAGATCCTCAGCGGTTGTGGCATGCCGGACGCATCGGTGCTCTTGATATAAAACGTGCTGGACTCGCTGTCCATCAACATCACGCTATTGCCCGCCGCAACCAAAAATCCTTTTGCGCCTTCTTCACCCTGGCACCAGATAATCCCGTTGGATGTGGGCTGATTTTGCTGCGGCTGCTGCATCTGGGGCGGCTGTACTACGGGCTGCGCGATTGGCTGGAACTGATTCTGCCGCAGTTGCGCAAGCTGATCCGGCATAGGTGGTTGATAATACCCAGGCTGATAGCCGCCAAAATAGGGTTGAGCAAATGCCATTTAAGATTCATCCTTTCTTTCGCACCAGTAATATAACGGGACTCCACCACCAGAATCCCATGTATCGATCCAGTTCCCGCCACTGACACATACCACATGGCCTGACAGAGCTAAAATATATGTACCATCCGGATGTTCCTCTGCAAAATCAGACACGTTGTAACAGTCTGGGCAAGTATCCGGCACAATACGGCGTACAAAGCCTTTAGACCTGAGATAGGCACCCCATACAGAATTTGCTGAGGGAAGATCGCCCATCAAAAACCCCTGGAGAGCTAATCCAATGTAAGTTTCCTCCCAGCTTTGGTCCAGTGCTGTAGAAATTGCTCTGACTGTGCAGTCCCCTACATTTTTTCCGTCTGGGTTTGCATTGTATTTGATATATCTTCCCATTCTCCATTTTTCTCCGCAGTTGAGATTTGAGCATTTGCTTTTATTTTTATGCTCTCATTTGCGCACAAAAAGGATTCGAGTCCATCAAAATCTCCGCAAATATAATACCGGTAATAGATATCTCTGGCATTTGGCTCGGAGAATCCGCAGTTGATAAGCCGTGTTATCATCTCGTTTCCCATAAGGATCACCTCTGCCTTTACTATACAAAAAAATCGCCTCCACTGGGTGGCAATCCAGTGAAGGCGTGTGCGTGTTTTGTGAAATTATGTGTAATTTAGCCTTTGGGCAGTCGATTCTACCTTATCAATGATGCGCGGAAGCCGCCTTGATATTGTGGAGCGCTCACACCCGTATTCCGCTGCGATATCAATTTGAGGTATTTGCTCTATCAAATACCTTTGCGCTATCCCGGTGTCTATTTTACCGAGATTTGCCTGATAAATTGCCTGTTCAATCTCCGACCGCAATAAATTTTTCAGGGTTTCGGGCATGTTAACGTGCGCTCCCACATTTACACTCCCTCTTCAAAGATATCAAATTAAATGCCAGGTCAGGGATTATCTTATACTTTGTGTTCCAGGGAGCCGATCCGCCGCTCGTGGTCGTCCAGCCGATCATCCTGCTCATCATTGTGGTCCCACAAGCGTTTGTGGATCTCTCGGTTGTGCTCGGTCTGCTTATCCATATCGGTACGCAGCCCCTTGACTTGGATTGTCAGCTCAGTAATGGACCTCGTGAGTGATACAATCGGCTTAATAATTGCCGCCCCAAGGCCCACAAGGGCGATAATCACTGTTACTGTGGTCCACTCCATCGCTTAGCCCTCCTTACCTCCGGTGAGCTGCTTATAGACTTGATTGACGCCGGTTGCCGCGAGACCGGAGACGATGCCCACGGCCACGGCGGTGATGTAATCCTGCGCCGGGTAGTCCGGCATGATGCGCATCGCCAGCGCACCCAGCACACCGCCCACCGCACCGCAGATGACCGGGAGCCATTTGTTGTCCAGCGCCGTAGCCTTGGCAGCCTGGGCCACCAGCAGACAGATGACAGTGATCGCGGGCAGTGCCGCAATGCCAAGCTCAGTGATATCCATAATAAGTACCTCCGTCAAATCAAGTTTAATCTATCTAAAACCACGGCCAATTCCTGCCGGGTGACCGGGTCTGTGGGCCGTGTGCCGTCCAGGACGCCCTTGTCCTTCGCCTTCTGCCACGCCTCAGCGGCCCGATCGGCGGCCGGGGGATCTGTGCCATCCCCGCCGCTCTCCGCCGTCCAGGTGACGCCCAGGAAATCGCACACGCCCATTGCCGTGGCCTCCGCCAGCTTGTCCCGGTAGGCGATGCTCCGGAGGAGAGATACATCCTCCTGGTTGGTGTGGAACCCATACTCGATGAGCACGGCGGGTGCGTCGGTCTTTGCCAGCACCGTGTACTCGATCTGGTGGGTGACGCCGCTTCCGTGGAGTAGTACTCCCGCCTCATGGGCCCGGTTGACAATGGCAGTGGCAGCCACATTGCGCCTGGCCGTCATGGGCCCGCTGGAGGTATAGACCAGCAGCCCCCGCGCCGTCCCCCAGCCGGAGCCGCCCTCCGCGTTGGAGTGCAGAGAGACAAACAGGTCCGCCCCCGCCCGATTGCTTACCTCGCATCGGGCGGTCAGACTGGGTTTGGTGTCCTCCGTCCTGGTGCAGATCACATTGATGCCACGCCGTTCCAGCAACGGTCGGATGCGGGTATACATATCCCAGGCAAATTCTCTCTCTTTGTAACTCCCGTCTGGAGATCCGTTGACCGTATCCGGCCCGTGGCCGGGGTCAAGACATACGGTGTATTTTGTGCTCATAGGCTTGTCCTCCTTATCGCTGTCGTCGGGCTCGGATGGGGCCCTCTTTCTGGTGTAGACCAGGATGAGGTTGTGTACCTTCCGGTTGCTGACAATCCGCTTCCCCGCCAGATCACACTGAGAGGAGCCGCCGCCGTCCAGCATGACGGCGCTCTCCCAACCCAGAGTCAGCAGCTCGGCCTGGAGCTCCATTGGGGTCCGCCCGCTGTCGGTGCAGTAGAGGCACAGCGCCCCGTCCTTGAGCCCTATGGCTGTTCTGGGCCTGCTGCCCCCTACATCCCGGTTATAAATTAGCGTTTCGGCCCTCCCGCCCCGCAGCAGGCACACGCAGCAGAGGTAATTCCGCCGCTCCGCTGCAGGGACAGAGCGCAGGGTGATGTCCGGCCCTGTGTCCCAGGCATAGCCCCAGTAGGTATACGGGTCCTTAGCATAGGTCCGCCCATCCGCCCGGAGGTGGCACACCGCCTGCTTACCCTCGTACAGGCCGCCGTTGATCAGATAGTCAGCCCCGGTCTCCGCCTTGATCTCGGCCAGGGTCTTGGCCGACTTGTTGACGTATATCTGGATGCGCTCGATGTCCCCCAGTGGGATGGAGGCGATGTACTCACTCATCGCCCTCAGCCACCTCCACAGACCCGCGCATCAGCTCCACCGCCTCGGCGTACCGCCCGGCCCTGTGTAGCTCCACCAGCGCCTTGTAGTGGTCAAATAACGCCTGAGTGAGGGCCGCTCCCTCATTGGTTAGTCTGGGCAGGTCCTCCGCCAGCGCGGCGTAGTCCACATTCCCCGCGCCCCTGTAGCGGGGCAGCGTGGGGTCCCCGGCGTTCCGGACGTTGGCCAAAAACATATCCTTGGCGTTCTGCGGCTCCATGTGGTTGACTGCGGCGATGTCCATGATCTCGTTGATGTACTCGTAGAGGTGTTTCATAATAAATTTCCTTTCCGGCCTTTTGGCCTGTCACATATGAATAATCTCTTCCGCCTGATCGGCAGTGATCCACTTCGGGGCCATGGAGCGCACCTGCTCCGCCGTCAGACGACCCAGACGATACTGGATGCGGATAAACTCAACCATCGCCCGTCCCTCCCATCATCAGCTCCAGCATGGCTGCCTCCAGCGCGGAGAGCCGTTCCGCCTCTGTGGGCGAGATGGGGGGCTGGGCCTGTCCCATGGCTTCCAGCTCCGCGAGTTCTTCTGCTGTCATGAGGATTTTGACATTATCTATTACTTTGTACATATCGCTACCTCACCCAAATCTTTACTTGTCCGCTATATATCTGGTAGTCCTGTACGGCGCTTTGGGCAAACTGGATCGTTTGGGCTTTACCATCTCCCATATTTGCGCCAGTGGGCGATGCCGTATTATTTAGCGAGGACGCAGACATCGCGTCATAGTCATAGGTGGATATCCGTGTGATCCAATGGGCTCCGGCAAATATGGCATGTATGATTTGATGCTTGATGCCATCCGTGTTGCGGACGGCCACGTTATTTGTGAGGCTTGCCCCATTGACTTTAAGCTGCCACCCCATCGTTTGATTTGACTGTAGCCCCCAGGTCCTGACTGATATCTCTGTTATGTCGGGTACATTCCATTCCCAATATGCCGTACCCACGTCAGATTCCGAAAATGTATGTTCCCATAGCAGTGTCCACTCTCTGCCCCCACCCGGCGCGCTCACCTTGCCCCACGCTCCGTCCACCACGCCCGCATACATGCCGTTGTCCTCTGCGGTCACCGTGGGGAGGCCGACGCCATCCGCACCTGCGGGACCCTGCGGGCCGGTGTCTCCGGTGTCACCTTTGGGCACCTGCGGGCCTTGTGGCCCGGTGTCTCCCTTGGGCCCCGCTGGTCCCTGTTCTCCTTCCGCGCCGGGCGGCCCTTGAGGTCCCTCTGGGCCCTGCGCACCATCCGCGCCCACTACATGCCCCGCGTTGATGGTGGTGCCGTCTGACAGAGTAATAATAAGGTCGCCGTCCTCATTTACCTGAGCATCTGTAACGGACTTTCCGCCGCCGCCTGCTTGGTATATCTCATTGATTGCCGCAACCAAAGAGGACTTGTCCGTGGTTTTAAGGGCCGCTGTGTCTCCGATCATGCTCAATAGCTGCTCATATTCTGTGGGGCTTGGAGGCTGAGATGGGTTTGCGGGCAATGCACCCTCAAAGACCCTGAGGCCATTTGCCGTGTAAATCGTCGGATATCGCTTGTCCCCATTTACTCCATATACGCCTATATGGATGTACTTGCCCGCCCGAAGGATTTCCCACGGGACTGTGCATGTATTATCTGTCAATGCGATCTCAGCGCTGCGGCCCATATCGTCCGTAAACACCGCTGTTTTTGCATATCCATCCCAGGCCGGATCAAATTCAAATGCTGCCGTGTAGATTTCTACCGACCCGGATACCAGTCGTTCGGATTCTACAAGTTCCAGCGTTTGTCCTGTTGCTCTTAGTTTCATGTGGATAGCCCTCTCTCAATTGCCGCCGTGATTTCTTCCAGTGCTTCCACGCGCGCCGTGAGGTCAGAGGGTTTCGGCTCAGGAAGCGCCGCACGGTCCTCCTCGATCTCCTCATCGGTACGTGCTGCCGTCTGTCCGTCCTCCAGCTTATACCGGGGGATACCATCGTCTGTGTAAAGCCCTCCCTCAAAATAATGCGTCTGGGCTAAATTGAGACGGTCACAGGGCGGTCCCTCCTCGATAAGCACCCACCCGTCCAAATTGCTTGGCAGGGTGTATTCGCCCTCGCATCGGATAATCCGGCCCTGGTCATCTGTTTTGATATAGACTCTTGATGTATTGTCCATTTTGGCCTCCTCAAAGTTCTGCACTAGCTGTATAATACGTTGTGCTGCCGATTGTAATTGTGCTAAGCGCAGGGGTTGTCCTCATTACAGGCCTAAAATCGTCCTTGTTTGTCGGTCTAACCGACTGAGTCGCGAAAATTTGATAGTACCTCTGACACCGTGCCAGTTGCTCCCCGTAATCCGGGATTTCGTTCAGCATCCAATTTCCTGCTATGTCCTGATGGGCAATGGTTTGACTTGAACCAAGTTCAAGCTTGATTGCTTTCATATTCAACCGCTTGCCAGCATCCAATCTGATGTTCAGACTCTTAGCGTCGCCCTGATAAATATAAATCCCATCGCCATATACCCAGTTAATACCATTGGAGTTTGTGCTGGACCTCACAACCCCGTCTTTGTCCATAATGCTTACTGTCCGTGAAACGCCAGCTGGCGTGATTTCATACTCAAAATATTGGGCGATATAGATATAATTACCTGGCGTTGTATTCGCATTCACAATAGCCACATAACCATCATTAACTTCAACGTAGCAAAAATTTGAAAGCCCTGAAAGTATCTTCCACCTATCAATACCATAGAGTCCACTACTATTTGCATAGCTATCCAGACCACGTTGGTTAATAGGATTCACAAAATACCAGTTATCCAGCAGATTACGCCCGGTGAGTTGGGACGTTTTTGTGATGGTGTCGTCAATATCTTGGGCGGAGTGATCAAGCTGTACCACGTCGCCCAAAATCCCGTTGATCAGTTTTTTTATAATACTTGCCACGCTACCACCTCAATAGTACAAAAAAGCAATTCCCAGGCCGCCTGTACCGCCATGGCTTCCCGCACCGCCGATACCGTTCTCGCCATCCCATTTATTGGTTGCCACATTGTTATTCGACGCGCCGCCTGCTGCACCGCCACCGCCGCCGCCGTTGCCACCCGTTCCGCCTCTGCCACGATACTGAGTAGTGGCCGGAGCATCCGCGTCCGCGCCCGCACCGCCGTCACCGCCAGTGCCGTATCCATCTCCGCCATTATAAGCTGCGGAGCCTGAGTCGCCGTCTTTCCCGTTGTGGCCTGCTGCTGCACCGCCGCCATAGCCGCCAATGCCTACTACGGTCATTTTGCTGCTTTCGTATCTCGCGGTTTCTCCCTGTGCGCCGGGTGTGTATGTAACGCCATTATATATGACGCTTTCTCCCGCGCCGTCTTCTCCACTGCCGCTGCCGCCGTTCACACCGTCATCACCGGGCAGCCCGTATGCGACCCCGCTGAACATTTCGACAAATCCGGTCTCAGACGCACGGCCATTCGCGGTGGAGTATTCCCCAAAAGTGGTGTCTCTTCCAAACGAGCCTTCTTCCGATCCGTCCTCCGAATAAAAGCCGTAGGCTCCGCCTCGCCCAATTTTTACCGCAAAGGTTTGTCCCGGAGTTACCGGGATCGTGGCAATGTAAATGCGGCCTCCGGAACCGCCCTTACCAGCCTTACCACCCGCACCAGGCTTACCGCCGTTTCCGTCGCTTTGGCTGTCATTGGTGCCGTCTGCGCCTTTTTCGCCGGATGCGCCGCCTTGACCGCCTGAGATGAGGACAAGGCGCACCCTGCCTTTTGCTTCTGCCGGGATTGTGACCGTCCCATCTTCGGTGATGATAAGGAGGTGCTCATAATAATTGCCAATTCCGGTGGGTGTGTACCCCTCCACAAATTCGGTTTGCGCTCTGAGCAAATTGGATATATTGATATCCATGGATTTTATAATGCCCGTCATGGGGTCTCCAAACGGGTCATCCATGCTTATTGGGTCGCCTGGGCGCTCTGTACCGACCACGAGATCATTGGAGACAGTGCGTGCTTTGCTGTAGTAAGCAAGTACGCGCTCGGCCACATTTTCGGAATTTGCCAGATTTACAAGCGTCGCGTCCGTAACAGTAGCGGTGTTGTCCTTGCTGGCCCCAGCCTCGCCGCGTAAAATTTCCCGTACAATGTGCGTATACTTTTGACCAGTGAGGAGGCAATCTGAGCTCTGTGCCAGTACGGCGTAGTTTACGCCGCTCTCTAAAATCTCCCCATTGTCGATTTGGAGATCGTGTATCGGGTTATCAAACGGCACAAGCACACCAGACACCTTGGCTCCATTCGGCGTAATAATATCTTCCGCCGCCGCTTCACCCGAGAACAACGTAACCGTTTCGTCTGATGCAAATGCTATATATGTGTGTTCCGCGACCGAAACCGCCGTGGACGGTGTGTTGTAATCAATGCTGCCGCCCGAAAACAAACGGCTCTCTTCGATTTCCGCTGGATCGCTGTCTGTGAGAGCTGTGATCCGTATAATTCCGTTTGCGTCTTTTTTCAGCGCGAGCCCCATCACAAACAAAAGCTGATGGAGGTTTTCTCTTCGCGTCCCGATGGGCAGCCAGTTATAGACTGGGATGCTTTGATATGCCTCGTCTATGCTGTACTCTACCGTGCCGGAAATAATATCCGCGACTACATCGGACAAGGCTTGTCCCGTGTACATGCCGCCGTAATGCTGGGTATTATCCAGCAGACCGACCCCTGAAATGCAGGAGAGCTTATAATGGATTAGCCCCACCCGCATCACAGATGACAAGAAAAACTTACCGATCAGCACATCGTCATGGTAGTAATATACTGGCTCGCCATAGACATACTGTGTCAGATCATCCAGTCTGGGCCTGGCCACAAGGAAGTGCCCATTTGAATCACACAGGAGATACCCGTCCGAGTCCGTCAGCGGGAAAAACTGCGTGTCGAAGCTTTTGACCGTCACATCCAAGGTATCAATTGTGAGCTCATCTCCAGCAATGGAATTGCCGATGAAACAATGTCCCTCCTTGATATCCTTGGCTGTGAAGGTCCGGTCCCCATATATAATTTTATAGCTCATGGCGTCACCTGCGGGTTAACTGGGACAAAATTGACTTCTATTTCGTCCCAGTAATTTACGCCGTCCTGCACCGTTCGTATTTTTCTTTTGCCGGATGTATAATATGCTTCGTATATAATGGTGCTTTGCCCATCGGCGGCTTCAAGTGTTACAAAGTCGTCCACAGAGTGCTGCACCAGGTAATCCCATAGGGCATCGAACCCTTCTGCGTTGCTTGCGCTGAAAAAAGTGATTTTATGTCCAATATATGTACCGATGACATCCCTGACCATGCTCCCATTCTTTACTCGCCCTGCATTTTCTCCATCCAGCACGTTAAAGTTTTCTTCGTAGTCTGAGATCGCTACTTTGGCGTCGAAGGACTGACCATTGATTTTGATATAATTTGCGCTCATATGTATCACCTTCAAGCCTTGACTAATTTATATCCACGCCGCTTTGACTCGTCGTCCAGCTCGTAACTCAGGTATCGCGTTAACCCGGATGCGGGCTTTATAGTAATCGTGAGCTGGCCGCCGTAACCCCCACTGCCCGACTGCATTCCGCGAGCAACGGCAGCTTCAATTTCAGATGCGGGGGCCTCGATATTGGTCCCGCTCTTTTGATCACCCAGAATAGCCAAAAACTCCCGGTTGGGCGGAATGACGGCGCCACGGGCCAGAGCCGGAATGCTTTTTGTGCTAATAGCAGCAGACATTCTGGTTGAGGAAGAATTTATTGTTGGCGCAGAATTTTTTGCGTCTGTGAATTGGCCTGTTATCCAGCCGACTTTTTCTGACACCCAGTTTGTTACACTCGACCAAACGCTTTTAAGCCCGTTAAGCAAACCATTGAGTATGTCTTCCCCGAGGTTTGCCCAATAATCCAGCGTAAAGAATTTGGCTGGCCCAGCATCCCACCAGGATACAAAGCTGTCCCAGGCCCCAGAAATTGCATCCTGAATGAAATTCCAGTTTGGCGTGATTGCGAGAACAAGCCCGGCAGCTCCTACGGCGATCAGCCCAAGTCCTAGCGGTATACCGGCCCCGGTAAACAGCAAAACCACGCCAAGCACAAGCAAAGCGCCGCTAACTATTGCAGTCACCGCCCCGATGGGGCCTTGCATTGCCGTTTGAATTGTTTCCCAATTAACAACTGCCGTTGTTGCAAGTCCTACGGCCCCCACGATCAAAAGGCCAATCCCAAGAGGGAGGTTTGTGCCAGTAAAAACGAAAACCGCGCCAAGAACAAGAAGTGCTGCGCTGACAGCGGCGATAATAGCTCCAATAGGGCCTTGTAAAGCCGCCTGAACGGTTTCCCAGTTTAAGGCGGCGGCAGAAGCCAGCCCAACGGCTCCAGCTACCATAAGCCCGATGCCAAGAGGAAGATTTGCGCCAGAAAATATAAGAACCGCGCCAATCACCAGAAAAGCTGTTCCCACCAAAAGCAAAATGTCTGTGACTACCTGTTTAATACTTGTGGTCGCGCCATCCCAATTAAGCGCAATGGCCGCTGCAAGAGCCACGGCCCCAGCCACCAGTAACCCAATGCCAAGGGGGATATTGGCACCAGAAAATGTAAAGACAGCGCCCAGAACCAAAAGCGCACCACTTACGATTTCCAAAATGCCGGTAATGGTGTTTCTCACTTCGGCATCCATTGACCCCCAGTTTATGGCCGCCGCCGCTGCAAGAGCCGCGGCTCCAGCCGCAATAAGCCCGATGCCAAGAGGAAGATTTGCACCGGAAAACGCCAATACTGCACCAATTACCAAAGCTGCCGTGCCAAGAATTACAAGGACTCTTGTAATGGCCGCTTGCAAAGGACCATCAAGAGCGCCCCAGTTTTCAGCGAGCACAGAAACAAGTCCGATTGCTCCCGCCGCCATAAGCGCAAGGCCGAGGGGGACATTGACGCCAGAAAAGGCAAGAAGAGCGCCAAGTGCAAGTAGTGCACCAGAAACATACGCCGTCAGCTCGTCAATTTTCCGCTTGTATTCTTCTGTGTTAAAATCCTCAAAAATCGGGCTGATGCCCTTCGAAGCAGCCGCTCCAGCGCCTCTCCCTTGTTCGTTTTCAGACAGCTTATTGATGGTGTCAAAGCTGGCAAGCGACTTCTCCGCGTCTTTTGCCGCGTTCCCTACACCGTTCAGGGCTTCTGTTTCCTTATACAGTTCCTCCGCCGCCTTTGCCGCCTGCTCTTGCGTCATGCCAAACATAGCGGATACAACGCTCGATATGGCGGTGACGATTCGACTCAGAATATTTACAAATGTTGTGAAGGCTGGTATAATGACGTTGAAAAGCGGCTGAACCATCGTCAGTAAAGCGCCCTTGAGCCGTCCAACGGCTTCCGACGCTTCATCGTTTACTTTGATGACTTTCCCCATCCACTCTGTAAACGCAGTCACCGCCCGGAACGCAAAGCTGAACATAAGGCTCATTCCGATTGCCCGCCCGGTGTTGTCAGCAAAACGAGACGCCTGTTTTCTGGCCTGATTCATCGAATTAGCCAGTTTTTTCCCACTAGCGCTTCCGGTAGCAAGCTGCGCCTGAATGGCTCCGGCCCGCTCTTTTGACAGGTTAAGCTCTAAGCTTGCCTTACTGATTGCGTTGTTGTAGCTTTCAACCTGACCTTGTACCTTGTTCCATTCGCTTTGAAGCAGACGCACCTGCTCCTTTTGCTCCTGGATTTCCGCTTTACCTACACCGCCGTAGCTTGTGCTTTGGAGAGAAGCCAACTTTGCCTTTGCGGCGTCAAGCTGCGCACCCAGTTCCTTTGACTGTTCCACCAAAGGCATTTTCTGCTGTTGCTTGACATAAATTTGGTCGTTGAGCGTTTGAATCTTCCGGTTAAGTCGGTTTAGTCCCTGTTGCGCTTTTTTATCATCAATTCTGGTGTCAATGATGATGGAACCATCTGCTGCCATAAAATCACCACCTTTGGAGGGAAATTGAAATGGGAAAACTGATGAAATGTAAGACTTGCGGGGCGGAAATCGCAAAGTCGGAAAAAGCCTGCCCCCGCTGCGGGGCGAAACAGCACCAGGGCGTCTATGTTGCCTGCGCGGTGGTAGCGGTGATCGCCGTCATTGGCTGTGTGGCCGTCGTGGCCGGTTCCATGGGCGGTAGAACGTCCAGCGCCCAGAACACTCAGGGCGACCACACAGCCAAAACCTTGACATTTTCCGGTGATGGCTTCGAGGCGGAGTACAAGGGCTGCTCCAGCTCCGACTTAGTGGATGGGTGCTTTTATGTCTCCCTCTCCGTGGACAACACAGGCGACGTAGAGCAAATGTACGTGCTCGATGATGTCTATGTGGAAAATTCTCATTGTTCCACAGGGACAGGCTTGCCCGTGACTGCTCTTTCAGGGAAAAGTGTGACTGGCTCCTTCATCGTGTTCTGTGAGACGCCGCTTGAAGATGTTGAAAAAGTGGAGTTCCGCCTTTCTGTCTTAAATAGCGAGACGCTGAACCAATTGACGGAAAGCGATGTGATTACGGTCTACCCAAATGGATGACCAAGGCCGCTCCTTTGGGGGCGGCTTTTTTATGTCCACGCCTTGATTAGTGCTTCCTCCGACTCTGTGTAGCAGACCTTTATGTCTACAATTTCTTTATTTTTTCTGTAAAATTCTTGTTCGGTCTTATCCAGCTTTTTGCCTTTTGCCTTTTTGCTTCTAATGCCAACGATTTGAGCGAACAGGCAGTCTCCAATTTCCATGTACGCGGAAAGAAAGGTCCACCAGTGTACGCCGCCTGTGTTGCCCTCCTGGTCGTACTCTAACGCCCTGGTCTCATAGCCCAGCACCCGGTTGACCGGCGCCACGATGTACTGGAAGTCTTGCTCCCACGCCACAAGCTGGGGCTGCTTTTTTTGCCACTCCTGCTCCTGGCCGCCGTTGATAAATTTGAAGCACTCTTTTAACGCAACGTCGTAGTCGGTCAGCGCCTCGAAGTCCACATAGAACATATGGAGCACGGCAAGGGCACGGTCCTCGTCGCTTAGTTCCGGGTCGTTTATTGCCTCGAAAATGTCCAGGATGACCCGGAAGTCATAGCGAACGGCAAATTCCTGCCCGTCTATTTCAACACTTTTTGGGAGTCCGTAACCCATGCCGTACTACCTCACTTGTGGTACTTCTGATATTTTGCAGTGTATTTTGCAATGCGCGGATTGGTTGATTTCTGTTCTCTGGTGTATGTGCTGTCGATTTCGTCCATCACGGCCAGCATCAGGTTGCACCACGCCGGAAGCCCAGCGGCCACAGCGTAAACGTTCATATCGCCAAAGAGTACATCACTCACTGGAACGCCAAACAGGCCGTCGATGATTCCCCGCATTTCCGCGTCCCGTTCCCTGGCAAAGTCAAACACCTCTCGTTTGTTTGCCATCTTCTCGACCTGGGCCTTGTACCCCTCCTGCTTCTTGTCTAGTTCCTCAAAGGCGGAATAAAGGCGCTCCACAAAGTTGCTGTCGGTTGGGTTAAATGTGACCTCACACTTTCCGTTCAGGGAGTAAGTAACAAGGCCCGATTCAAAGTTCAGTTCCTTCATGTGTTACACCGCCCCGTCAGGAGTAAAGGTGACCGTGCTGCCGGTTCTCGTCACCGTACCAAGGGTACGCTCGCCGCCGTAGGTGATCTCTGTGGAAATTTCCAGGTTGCCTCCGCCCTCGCCGCCAATGCGGGTCACGGCAATGGCGCTCCCGCTGTACCGCTCTGCAAAGGTGGCCTTGCCGGAATCAGCGTAGAAATGAGCGATCAGCATATCCTGGTTGGCAAGAGACTGGGCGTTCTGGTCCTTTACACCAAGATTCCACAGCTTTACTGCGGCAGCGTCTCCGGCGTCCATAGGGATGGGGTCAAAAGACTGGGTAATGATGGGCTTCTTCATGGTGGTCCAGGTGTTCCCCAGGATGTCCTGCGTGGACTCCTGGCTCCAGTCCATTTCCTCATCGGAGTCTTCCACGCGCTTGCCGAACGCACTCCATGAGGGAGACTCCGCGGTCCCTGTGTTAAGATAGGCGATCAGAAGTTCTCGGGCAATGGTCTGGCCCGCCGTAGTGTTAAATTCAATATCTGCCATTATACTGTCTCCTTTCAAGTGAATAGTTTCAATTATCCTGCTTTTTGCGGCAAGTATGCCGTCGGGTTCTCCACGATTGCCTTTACTCCGGCGTAATTCTGCCCAAGATTTACAAGGCCTTCAATAATGCGTTCATACCGCATGACTTCTTTTAACTGTTGCGGTGTTATAAGCTCTCGCACATTTGCTCCTTTGGGCTTGTCGTACAGCTCCCTGAGCTGCTTTGCGTTGTATCCGGTAACGTGCTTATAGATCAGGTCTGTGTACTGCTTGTATGCCCATTTCTTGTTGGGGCTTTCCGGGAGAACTTCCTTTAGGATATCGGTGAACAACCGCCGCTCCGCTTTAGAGCGCGCGCGGATGAGCTTCATCTCACGATACCGTTTTTCTGCTTCGATAAAATACCGACGGAGCATTTTGCCCTTTTTGTTGCGTTCAAGCATCGCCATCTCTTTAGCGGTGTCCATTGTCAGAATATAATCGATTCTGTTTGATCCTCCGCGCCCGTTTTGCTCGCCAGATTTGGCGAGCAAACAATAGTCCACGTTTTCAACCGCTCCAATGGCTTCAAGTCGATCTTTTACCCAGTTTGAAAAGTCTCGACCAATCTCTAATGCTTTCCACAGTTCACGGGCATTCACTACCTGTTCATGGAAATTACTCCCGTCTACGCAATTCTTCTCGTAGACTGGCACGATGCTCTTTTCCAGCACCTTCATATCATAAAATTTCATTTTGATTCCTTTCTTGTACATTAAGGTTTTTCACACGCCAACTTCATAGGTCAGCTTCATCAAAATCTGGTAGTCCTCATAGCCGTCCTCATAGGCGGCAAATTTTGAGGACTGTGTTGTGGGCTCTACCCGGAGCGCCCGAATCTCCTCTCCCAAGTCAGGGAGATTTTTTCTTGCCCAGTCTCCGAAGTGATTCAGCAGTTCGTCCGCCTCCAGGCGCTTATCATTGCTGCGCCCCGGCTTGATGCGGTAAATCAGCTTAAATTGGTACTCCGCCTGATAACCGCCCAAAATAAATCGTTTTGTGATATAGGTCCCCTGAATGGTGGACAGGGCCATACCGGTCTCGTCCCCCTGGTCGGCGGTCAGGAACTCATACTTGATGATATCCACCGGCTTCTCCGGGAAGGTGTTGGCCCACACCAGCATGGAGCGGGAAATTTTGTCCACTTCCTCTGCTGCCGCCAGCATGCGGGGCTTGTCGTTGTTAGAGCTCATCTTTCACCGCCTTGTCTGCGACACGGACCCACTTCTCAAGGTTCTGCGCTTTGCTGGCCTCGAACCAGTGGGATTGGGCCTGCGCGTGCATAGACTTGCTGAACACAAGGTTTTTGTCCGTGACAACCTTTGTACCGCCCTTCGGGGCGTAGCTGCTTCCGGTGGTCGGGTCCACCATCAATTTCCCGTAGTAGAGGTAGCGGGCATAGGGGCCCGGGTACACAATCATTGAGCCGCCAGTCCCAGGCCCAAGTCCTGCGTCGCTGAACCCTTCTATCCTTGTTCTGGTGTCCAAGCTGCCGGTTAGTGCAGGCACATAAGGGGATGTATCTTTTCTAATTTGTACAGCCAAAATGTGCTCTGCTTCCGAGGACGCTTGCATCAACCTATCCTTAATAGACTCCAGGCCCTCGGTGTGAACGCTGAATTTCAGCATCTCATACGCCTCCGACCTGAAAGTGGGACATCTCACCGCCGAAGTCCTTGAAGTCCACCTTGGTCACGTCGTACACATCGTCATAAGCGGCCTCTATGGTCTGCACCGTCCAGTCTGGGTGCACGGCCTCGCCTTTGACAAAAAAGCAGTTGCGGCCAACGGAGAGGGTCCACAGAGTAGATTTATCGTCCGCCCGCCAGTACTCCACAGGTCCGATGTACCGCTTTGCTGCGCCGGTCATGCCGTCCACGGCCTCTACACCAACCGGGATATACAGGTTTACCGCATCTGCCCCTTCCAGGCCGCTTTTTGTCACATTAGAGCCCTTGGAAGCGTCTAGGAGGACCCCGTGCAGAACGGTGATGTAGTTGACCAAAGTGGGCTTAAAATCGTTCTCCGGCAGCTCTGTGGTATCCGTGTTATAGACCGTCACAACATGGGGGAACATATCCACAGGAGCACCCCCTTCCCCGGTATAGGAGACCGGTGGTCCCTAAATACTGCTGGGCGATCGCTGCAAGGGAAGCCTGCGCCGCCTGTGCGGAGGAAAGGGCCTGTTGAGCGCTGTCCCCGCCGCTGCGGTAGGTCTTGGACCAGCTGCCTACGCTCTGGCTTTGCAGTTCGCCGCCGGAGTTCATGGCGGAAGTCAGAGCCTTTTGCGCCAGCGCCTGCGCCGCGTCAATTGACTGGTACTGCTCCGCAATGGCGCAGCAGGCCATTCTCAGCGCGTCCAACTCGCTGTTTGGGGCCGCCCGGCCCTGCGTGTAGTAATCCAGAAAGGAACTTGCGCGCAGGGCAAGGCGGGAAAACTCGGCCTCCTGAATGGCTGTTCCCAGGTATGCAGTTGTATAATACTCATAGTCTGCGTAAGCCATCACAGCGCCTCCAAAACAGCCAGGATGTCGGCCTTTTTCATGGAGCTGCTGACGCCCTCCACGCCGTTCTCGTCCGCATAGTCCAGGAGCTCAGCCTTGGTCATGCCGGAGAGGTCTGGCGTGGAGAGCGAGGCCGTGCTCAACAGCTCATTTAACCCCCCGATACGGTGACCGTGGCGGTGTCAGTCTTGGAGGAATCCTGCTTGGACTTGGCCGTGACAGTCAGGCTGGTGTTGGTCTCGGCGGCGTCCACCGCCAGATAACCGGCGGCGCTGATCTGCGTCCCGGCGGCAACAGCGGACGAACCGCTCACGCTCCAGGTCACAGCGGTGCTATAGGGACCACCGGTGCCAGTCACAGAAGCGGCAAACTGCTGTCCGCTGCCCTTCTCCACCGTCGGGGTAGCGGGGGTCACGTCCACGGCGCTGATGGTGCCGGTGGCGGCGGCGTATACGGCGAAGGGGAAGGCGTTGTCCAGGTCGGCATTGTAAGCGTTGATGGGGTTGGGGACCTCCCAGCCCAACCGCATGACGGCGCGGAGGGCCACCATATCGTTCTGCATCAGGTTATACAGAATGTCACCGGTGGTGGGGTCCTGCACCACACCACTATCAAAAATCTTGAAGGTCATATCCTGTCGAATGGCATAGACCAACTGGCTCCAGTCACCCACAATCGCAAGAGATTTCTCCGGATCATAAGCGCCGTTTACGGGGAAATACATACTCATGCCGTCCAGCGCGTAGCGGGTATCACCCTGCATATCAGTCTTGAAGATGGGCTGGCCGTTCTTGTCCACCAGCCCCCGTAGCTTGGCCCGCATCTGGATGGCGGCCATCACGCCGTTGGGGATGTATCCGCCCTCCTCAACCTTGGCGATCACACCATCCTCCGCCATGATATCGGCGAAAATGTCACCGGTTGCGGCCACCACAGTGCCAGCAGTCTCGGCAGAGGGAACGAGGCCCGCTCTCCAGGAGGTGGGCTTGTCTGTGCCGTACAGAATAGCGGCGTCAATGACCTTGCCAAAGGCTTCCTGGAGGCGGGGACGCACTTCACCCCAGATGTCGTAATCGCTGTCGTCCAACACCGCCTCGGGAATGGGGACGATGACCGCGATCTCCTCTGCATAGATTTTCTTCTTGTCCCACGCCATGTTGGTAGTCTTTTTTAGGGATGCCTTGGAGTCGGGCGCTCCGGTGGTCGCCTCGCCGTTCACAAAATAGGCGGTGGGCAGTGCGTCCAGCACGTTGAGGGTCTGGGTCTTGCTGGTCATGTTGGGCAGCCGACGGGCCATCCGCAGCACGGCGGACTCTGTTACGGCTCCCTGGATAATCTCACGGGTCACGGGTTCAGGGATCAGCCCGGACAATCTGCTTCTGTCGATAATATCGGCCATTGATAGGCTCCTTTCTTACTTGAGTGCGCCCCGGATCAGGGCGTTCATCACGTCGTTTTCTCTTGTTTTGGGGCTTCCGCCGCCCACAGGGGCGGTCCAGTCGAAGGTGGTCTTTTTCCGCTCGGCGGTCAGTGCGTCCACGGCCTGTTCAAAGGTGGTCTTGTCGTCCACCATCTTCCCGGCCTTGAAGGCGATAAACTCCGCCTCCTCTCCGGTCAGACCCTTTTGGGCCAGATACAGGTCGCGTTTCAGCTGGTCCCGCTCCGCCTCCGCGGCGGTCAGCTTCCCGGCCAGCGTATCCCGCTCTCCGGTCAGCTTGTCCCAGCGGTCCTTTTCGCCGGCCTGTCCATCCTTCCAGGTCCGGTAGGCGGTCAGTTCTTCTTCGCTGGGCATACCCTTTGTTGCCTTGGCTACGGCTCTTGCTTTTTCTTTGCTGATGAGCGCATCAACTTCGGCCTGAGTAAAGGTAACCTCGCCACCATTGCCCGGTGTCGGCTCCTGCACCGCAGGATTTGTAATAGGTTCAGACATTTTTGAAACCTCCGTTTATTAGTCACCCCGTCGGGTGCCGTTTAAGGCCCGTCGGCCTCGGTTTTACGCCTCTCGGCAATTAGTAAGCTACTTTCATACGTTCTCGTTGCATCGGCAACCTAGCCGCCTCGCTGAACGACTTATATTCTGCGTTTAGCCGCCGGATACGGGCCGTTACAGCTTGGTAATCTTCTTCCAGTCCAGCGGCCTTATATGCGGTCTGTTCCCGTTTCAGCTTGCGGATTGTTCTTTCTATGCGGCGTTGTACCTGGGTTGCCTCATAGGCCGTGTAGTGCTTGCCCTCAAAGTCCACGTCATGGCCGTCATCAATGTGGGCCAGTTCTCCGTCGGTGTATGTGCGCTCCATCACACCATCCACAAACGCCGTCCTGATATGGCGGCAGTTGGCTCCTTCCAGGCCGTCCACATAGCCCAGGCCACACACCTCGTAGATGCTCGGATATTTGTCTCCGATCCTGACGGAGTAGACCCGGCCCTGCCACTCCTTGTGGTTCTGCCAGCCGACACCGGTGTCACGGGCCCCGATATGAGCGGACACCTCAAAATACGGCGTTTCCAGATACTCGGCGCTCTGTTCCGTGTATTTGGAGCAGAGTTGGGACACGCCCGTCATCACCGCCCGGCGGGCCGCCACGTCGATCTGGCCCCGGTGCCCGCTCTCATAGTCCACAATCTTGATACCGCTGTCCGCCAGCTGCTTGACGGCGTTTTTGATGGCCTGGCTGTAAGAGACAGCCCCGCTCATAACTTGCATCTCTGCGTTGTCTAGCGCCCATTGATAGGCCCTCGCCGGGGCCAGCATTGTCCGGCCATTGTCCACCAGAAAGCCCATAGATCGGGTCAGGTTGCCAATTTCTCTCTGCGCCTGTGCCATAATGGCGGCGATGTCGGCGGCACTCACCAGCGTCTCAGGAGCAGTCACCCCAGTAAGGTCCATGACCTCTTGGTAATACCTTTGGTTGCGCTCCACAACATCGTCCAGGAGCTTTTCGAGGTCGCTCTGGCTGATGCTTGCGGTGCGCTGGATCGCCTTTTCGATCTCCGTCAGGTCGATGCCGTGGGAGCGAAGGGCCCGTATGTCCTGCACCGTGACCTCGTTGAGTTGACCGGACAGCTTCAGGCGGGAGCATATCTCGTCAAGGAGGGTTGCCTCCAGGCTGCGGTAAAGTCCGGCTATTTCTTCCGGGAGGGCGTCCAATAATTCAGGAGAATGGATATTTCATCCGGGCATCACCCCCTTACAAATTGAAGATAGGAAAAACAAAATCTTGCGGGTGTCTTAGCGCAGAATTATCGAAAAAACGGGCAACAACTCACGGCGCAACGTCGAACCGAAAGAAAGAACGCATATACGACATTTGGAGGGCAATGAAAGAACGTTGTTACAACCCAAACAATATCAGTTACAAAAATTACGGAGGCAGAGGTATTTGTGTATGCAAAGAATGGCTTGACGATTACACGTCGTTTAGGTCATGGGCCTTATCTTCTGGCTACGCCGATAATTTGAGCATAGATCGTATTGATTGCGAAAGGGATTATTCGCCGGACAACTGCCGGTGGGCGAGTAGGAAACAGCATCGCAATGGTCGGAAGAAACAGGGTTAAGCACGGATGCTATTTCCGCAAGAATAAAAAGGCTAGGTTGGAGTCCCGAAGATTCATTGACGAAACCGCTTAGAGGAAAGCAAAAATAACACTCATTCTACTTCTGTTTGACTTTCCGTGGTTAAGTCCTCCATCCGAGGAAGTGCTTTTTTTGCTTCGTCCGGGCTTTCATTCATCCATTTGGCCCGAAATTCCCAATCGTTCATGATGCCCGCTTGAAGCAACTGCATATCTCTGGAAAAATCTGTCGCTTTGTCCTCAATAATGCTGTCATCAAAGTCCACAGAGATCTCAATATCCTCATTCAGTCCGGCGTTCATGGACGCGTTGCCCAGGCGGAGGATAATGCGGCACAGCTCCACCAGCACTTGCTCCAGAATGATTTCATGTTTTTTGATCGTGCGGAACATGGTGGAGTTTTCGCTGATAACTTGTGTCGCCGTGGTGATGCTCCCACCATCAAAGCGATAATAGGTCTCTCCGAAACCGCACTTACTGGACAACAAATTGAGCTGGTCCTGGATGCCTGTATTGTGCTCCTGTGTGCGGAGGGTCATATCGATTGGGGTAATAACTGCTCCGTCACTCACATCCTCTGGGAGCACATAATAGGCCAAATCGTCGCTGTCAAAGACCGGCTCTCCGTCTAGGTATTTCATGGCAGATGGCTTGACCATGATGCGCTTTTTCCCTAGGACAAATTCGTTGACGTAACTGTCATAGGCCACGTCTGCGCCCTTTAAAACATCAATGGAATTTGCATAGATGGATATTCCAAGTGGGGAATCGTCAAAATTGTTTGCGATATTGGGCCGGTCAATGACAAACCGCCGCCGGTCAGACCCTGTATGTACCACCCGTGGCACCCGTTTAAAGTTTGGCACAGAGGTTAAGCCCACTTCGGTGTCCACATTGTTGTTCCGGTATTTATATAGTCGGTTCTCAATGTCATACAGCCCGTTGACCTTGTGGTGGATTTGCAGGTAACAGTATTGCTCTCCGTTTACGGTAACAATGCTGTCAAAAGCGCACTCCGTAATGATTCCGTTTTGCCACGCCAGCGGCCAGATGTGCTCCACGGTCACATAGTCCATCACAATGCCTCTTGCGCTGCCTGGAACGGGCCCAGTCTCCTTTGCCTCCATTCCCACCACACGCGGAATAAAAGCCACTGTCCCAAGAGCAAACGCCTTTTCCTGCATCTCGTTTGCTTTGACCAGGAAATTATTTTCAGTGAACACTCGGTCAACGAACGCCTGCTCTTTCTGCCCCTCTAAAGTGATTTTTACCTTCTCATTCATCAGGAGGTTTGCCCAGTCCTCCGGGATTTTCTTGCCCATGTTGAGCGTGTACCGCTTGCAGCGCACCATCCCGGCCCCGTTTCGTACCCGGTAACGGTGGAACCCCTTCACGTCGCCCTCATACCAAGACTTCCACTCCTGCACTTTTGTGTAAAACTCCTCCGGCACCGTGGAGTAACCAAGCTCTTTCAGTTTTTCTGTAATATTCATGCCGTTATCCCCATTCTTCGGAATACTCTCTCCAGGGCATATCTAGTAGCGTCAATCAGGTGATTGTTCTCATCAGGATAACCGCTGATAATTTCTCCGCCCTTATTTCGCTCATACTCATAATTCACAAACTCGTTGTATGCATTTGGCGTTCTTCTGCGGTCAATGACAATCTTCCGCCTCTGGAGCCACTTCATGCCGTACTCTACGCTCCCAGGTCCCTTGATAGCCTCCTTGGCTGGGAGCCCCATCGCCCGGTAGTCCGCTGATGATTTAGGCTCTGCGCTGTCGCAGGTAATGTAAGCGTCCTTGTACCCTTTGGAAAGAATCAACTTCCCGCTCGCCTCGTTGGTCAGCTTGTTTTGGTATATCTCGTCCATTAGGTATATTGTCTCTCTGGCGCGGTCATAGTGGAGGCGGATAAAGGCAAATGGATCGGGAAACCATCCCCAGTCCACGCCCTGGTAAATCTTATCGAAGGAAGCAATCTCTTTGTCTGTAATTTCTCGCAATTCCAGGTTTTCAAATACATTCCCGCCGGTCCCAACAGCCTCGCCTAAGTATTCGTGACGGTATGCCCGCTCATCTGTGGCTTTCAGATGCTCCGCCTCCGCCAAGAACTGCTCCCCAAGCCACTCCGGCGGGGCCTCCAGGTATGTGGATTTGTGACACAGCCTGTCCGCCCGCTCTTCCAAACTGTCCTTGTTGGCCCAATTATCCCTGGAAATCGGCGGGTTATAGCTTTCAAAGTTCCAGAACTTAGAGCCACCACGCATAGTAGATTGTAAAATGGTTCGTATCTCTGCCCGCCCTGCGAACTGATCCTTTTCCTCAAAATGAGTAACGGCGATATACCCGAATGGGACCTTGATGGACTTGATCTTCATGGGATCGTCGGCGCCACGGAACATGATCTTTTGACCTGTCGGCTTATAGATCAGCTCCATGGGCTGCACCTTTGCATCCCAATACTGCGCCATGCCCAGCTCTCCAATTGCCCAAAGATACTGAGCATACACGCTGTCCCGAATGGTGTTTGCCACCTTGCGGAGCACCAATGCATGAGTACACGGATTATTTATCAAAAGCAATGGGACCAGCAATGACACACAAGATGATTTCAGGGAGCCACGCCCACCGGAAAGGTCGTAGTGAGTGTGCCCGTGCTGGAACACGTCACGGGCTAGCAAGTGGAAAGCGGGGCCAATAACAGAAGAAAGCCGCACCTCAGACATCAATAATCACCTGCACCTTGCCCTCTTCCCCTTCGCTCTTGACGAGCGCCCATTTATCAATCAGCGTCCCGATTGCCGTAGTGACCTCGGAAGCAGTTTTTGCGGTTTGGATCTTCTCCGGCAGCACGGCAAGGCCCACCTCGATGATGTCGCAGACCTGCTTTCTCCGGCTGTCCATATAGGCCAGGATGTCGGCGGTGTTCTCCTCTTTTTTTCGTTTGAGATTTTCGGTGATCCCTTGAGATTCTTCAATAACTCGTCTGACTGTCTGTCCGCAGACTCCATTTTTTTTTGCCGTGGCGTTATAGCTCTCGGTTTCCAGATAATCAGCCACTATTTTCTTTTTTTGCCTATCCGTCAGCCGTGCAGCCATAATCGCCACCTCTCATATAGTTTCATTTTATTGAGGAGAGAGCGGACCCCGCTCCCCGCCCTCTCCTGATTTGCTGTGGGCCACCCGCCGCAGCTCGGGGCACATCCATAGGGCCGCCCATATCCTCATGCAGATAGGAGCGGCATATATGCGCTGTCCCATTTAGATTGTCACACCTTGCGCCCAAAGCCGACCTACGGCTCTGGATGGTACGCACGGCAGTTTTCAGCGGGATAGCGCCGCATGGGATAGCCTCTGTCTCCCATCTTCCGCCCCGAGGCAGGAGCGGGCGTCTTGGCCCTTCTCCGGGCCCATCAGACGCTCTAGGGTCACCGGTATAGTGTCTTTCCACAGTCAGCCCCGTGTACTTTGGAGCGGTTTGATTTTGCAGGGGCAGCCTCGAAAGGCATCCCTGCGCATTACCCCCAGGTTATACGCCTAACCCCCGATTGTGGGGAGGCCTCGCAAGGGAGTTGTTTAAGTTGCCCTCGTCCGGACTCGAACCGGCGCACACCCATATCTTCGGGCCGCTCTCCCAACTGAGCTCCAAGGGCGTATAGCCCTTCCGGGCTATGTTGCAGGTTTACGGCTTTGCCTGCGTGCCGCTGCCGGGAGGGAGGCCCGGCAATGAGAAAGGAGGAGGAAATGGAAGGGAGCGGGAGGCATTCGCCCCCACGCTCCCATTGTCGCATATGACCCGGTTATTATGCCTCCAAATGGAGGCATGTACAAAATATTTTTGCGATATGTTTAAAGATTGTGTTCCTGCTCTCCATCATCCCAACAAAGATCGTCCAAACTGACGTAGTAATAATTGGCTATCAGTTTTAGCTCCGTCAATCCTGGCTCTCGCTCCCCGCGCTCATACCGCCTTAGCGCATCGTGGCTTAGCCCCATCAGTTCGGATGTCACCGCCATACTCCGCACCGGACGCCTGCTCTCCCTCAGTTTCCTCAACCGCTCCGGGAACTCATTCAACCGTTATCCCTCCCTAAAAAATATCAGATAATTTTAGCATTTTGTATTGACAATCCGGCAATATTGGCGTATAATATAATCACAGCAAGGGATCTGGCAGATCAAAATCAGGAGGAACAAAAATGGAAAATTACGGATTAACAAAAGAAACCATCGAAACCATAACGGAAAAAGCGGAAAAAATTATGAGCGCGTATGATAGCTACAAGCTGAACGCACGAGAGTGGGAAAACTACGGAAAGCACCGTGTATATGTCACGGTTGGCGGCTACTACGGCAGCAGCCTCAAAAAGACATATAAACTTGCTTGGGTCGATATGGATAACGAGCAAAAAATCACTTGGCAATATTAACGCAGGAAACGTCCCGCCCCGGAGGTCACGAGGGCAGAAGGAGAAAGAAAATGAAAGTAAGAGAAGTTATCAAGATTAAAGAGTGGGTTGACGGGAGCGGGTACAACTATGAGGAGACATACAGCGACAAGCTTGTAGACGTAGCCGCCGAGGAGGACGTACAAGGAGACTTTGGCTGGGACTGGTGGGAGAAAGTTGAGCCCGCCACTGGGACCGGGGACTTGAGGATTGTCGCGGAATATCACAGAGTATCAGATGATACGATGATCGCAAAATTTGAAGCATGGCAAAGCGAAATCTAAAAACAGAAATCTCACCCCGAAACTCACGATGGCAACAAAAAAGGAGGATGTAAAATGGAAAAAGCCAATGAAATCACTCTTATCGCTATGTCCTACTTCGGCGGGAAAGCAGTAGTCAAGTTTTCTGAGGACGGATGGGATGTCGTGTCCGATGACCGCAAAGCCCAAGATGGATATCTCCACTTGGCCGCTTCCGCGCCTGGCGGCATCCCGGATGACTTAACCGAGCCTGTCAAAATACAGCTTATGCGTTACCTGTACAAGCATCACCATGACCTCCCCGGCCTGGGAGTTCCACCTCAAATCAAGTATTTTAGGGGATATAGTCTGGATGACGTGGAGCGGCTCGGTAACGACGGTGAGCACGGATACTACAACCAGGTGATCAAATGAGGCGAAAATACGGAGACTGCATCCGGGCAGACGGCGACTGTACCGTCTGCTCCCTGGTGTCTTACGGACGCGACTGCCGCAATAAGCCAATCACAAATCTGGAGTGGGCCCGCCGCCGTGAGCACATGAGCCTCGACGAGCTATCAGCGCGGTCCGGCGTCAATAAAAGACAGATCCAGCGCATCGAGCAGGGCGAGGGTAAGATGGGCAACGTCACCCTCACCAATGCTCTGGCTCTGGCGGACGCGCTGGACGTGGATGTGAGGGAGCTGCTGTAATGTGCGCTCTACCGCGCATCCCCCCCCCGCACCAAGCCGCCCCA